AAATAGCGTTAAATCCAAAGGCATTTTGACCGTTGGCATCATTGCCATTAGTAAGAACTTGCTCCAAATCTAAACTTGGGTCTGCCACTATTTCTGCGGTGATGTCTGCAAGTGTTCTTTGACTTACCAATCCTGTTGAACCATAAGTTAAAATGTTATCTGTATTCTCCGTTGGTACTGTTGCTATCTCTACGTCTCCGTTTACGTCAAGTTTTGCTGAAGGTAATGACGTTCCAATACCCACCCTACTATTCGCTATATCAACATACATAGTCCCATCTGCTACCGCTTGGTTCGAGGCATTACCCACGAATAGTCTACCTGTATTTAAGTTAGGGGTAGCATTAGTCCTTCCTGCGCCTGATATTTTTATCGAACCCGCAGAATTATCTACCCTCGTTACTTTTGCTATATTTTGTATTAACGCTGATTCCCCAGTTGGAGGAGTTGCAGTTAATTGACCAGCAGTCGTGGAGACGTATAATATATCACCTAAAGAAAATGCTAATGTATTTAAATTTGATAGTGTGCCAAAGGTATAAATATCAACAGGATTGCCTGAATTGGCTGCAACTGCCACTACCCCAAAGGCAGGCATCTTAGCAGCATCATCGGCATCTGCCTTAGAGACTATTGTCGTATTCCCTGAAATGCCTGAGACATAAACGACATCACCTTTTGCTAATGTTTCTCCTGCCTGTGCTTTAAACAGAACTGCGCCTCTTAAATCGCCAATAAATTCATCGGCTTCTACCTCTGCGAAATTGATAGCATCTAAGCCTCCTGCATCGTTACCATTGGTCAATACTTGGTAAAGATTCAATGCCGTTATTCCTCCCCAACTAATACTGTCTTGTAAGTAGTCTTGAAGCAGCATATACTTTTGGATGTAGGTAGCCAAAGAAGGGTCGTAGTCGGTTATTGGAACGTAACCCTTGCCAACAGTGTCTTGGATTTCAGATAAAGAAATTTGAGCATTCAACAATCCGCTACATAACAATAAAAAAAGTAGTATTATTTTTCTCATTTCACTTAGTTTGGCATAATTACTAAAATAGCTTTTAACCCCTCTCTAAGAACTCCAGCAGCAAAGTTAATCCTATTGGGACTGCTCACCCTATCGCAAGAATAGGTATCTCTTGGTAAAGCATTATCTAAATGGTAGTATCTACCGTTATGATATACAGAAGCATAGCACTTCATATCTGCATCGTCATCAAGCAAGTCCTCGCCTGATGGCATCTCCAAATAAGCATTAGCCTTATCAGTAGCTGATACCGTCCACTCTACACAAGTAGGCTCTGCTGCCGTAGGGTTATTGAGCAAACAGACAGTTTTACTTTGTGATGTTAATTTAGTTTGCTCAAAAGAATCAACATCAATAGGGTCTAAGTCTCTATTGGTTGCCGTCCTTGATAGAAAGTTGCAATTAGTATCATTGGTATCTGTTACTATAATCTGCTCTATCTTACCTCCTGAATTAATATACGATGTCTTGTAAGTTGTCATATTACTTTAATTGCTCTTTTTACTATATCTGTCAATGCCTTTACAATAGCAAACAGTCTTGACAACTGCCACCACTTTACTTTGTCATAAACCATTTTCCCCGTTTGCTCATCCTTCTTAAATAATAGCTCCATTGCTACGCTCATAATAAATGCCACTAACTCCAAGTAAGGTACTACTGGTATCTGTTCCTTCTTAGCTGTATCTATCTTAGCCTCTACAAAAACACTCTTTACTCTTAACTCATTATATTTCATACGCTTATAACTCTTATCTTGCTTCTATAATTAGGCGACATCACACAATGAAACTCCTCTAACGTCTCCGCACTATTTGTTAAATCATATTGCCCATCGCCATCTAAATCTATTAAGTCCTTGCCTATACCTATACACCCCTGCAACTGTCTATAATAGTTAGCGGCATGAATTTTAATCTCCGCACGGTTTGGAACTCCTTTAAGTTCCCATAAGTTGCGCTCAAACTTATTGCTATACTCAAAAGTCATTGAATAAAAACCTGCTGGTATAGACGATGCGTTGCGCTTATTATTATCATAGTCAAGTTCAAGAGTAGAGCAAGAAAAAACAACACTTGCCCTACCCTTGTCATCTCTATCTATTACAATCAAAAGTCCAGCTATACTGTCCTGCATAAATTGCGTTCTATACAATAATAACTCTTTCACTCGTTTGCTGCGTCTCTCTTTTCATGCCTCTCAGCATCTTTAATAAAGCCAAAAATAGCAGTACCAAAACCAACTATTGTCAAAATAGCCTCCCATACAGAATCTAAATTCTCAAGTACATAAGTAATCAGTCCCGTAATATGCTCAAGACCTATAACCCCTACCAACGTGCCAAGCGCAGTCAGGATATGTCTTACTAAACTTTTTGTCTTTTCATTCATCGTAAATCTATTTTAAATTGTTAAACATTCGCTTTCCACGGACTAACGCTAAACGTCTTGTCCTTGCCAAAGACATGAAGCCTAAACTGTACTATGCCACCAGCAGGGTCTATGTCTATACCATTATTTATAAACTCTAAGCCATCAGATACAGGGGACATAACAAATGTGCTTCCAGCCAACTCATATTCCACTTGAACGTAAGCCGTCTTAAACGTCCTACCAGTTACATTCCTTGTAAAGCCTCCAGTATTTGTTACCGTTACTATCTCTGAATCTGTAACAAGTGAACCCGCACTATTGTAGTAATAGGTCTCTCCAGTACTGTCCTCTAACTTGACTACATCGTATGCCGTCATTATTATTTGCGTTAATGGTAGTGAACCCGACCACTCCCATAGCGTTCTCGTCCCTGCATTGTTCACAATGACATACTTAGAAGCAACCTTTGTACTATAAGTCAATCTATCAGCCTCCAATATCTCCTCATCAGTCTCATAATCGTAACCAATAGCATCTATGTCAATTTCAGTAGGGAATGTAATATCCAGCACTTCTTGAGGGATATACGTTCCGTCAGGACTTGCGGAACCGCTTGTCGTTACCATGTCTTGCTCGGTAAACTCTATCTTACAATAAGCATAATAGCCCTTCTCGTCCCATCCCTCTATATTAAAAGCAAAGTCCTGAACCGTAATAAGTTTACCCTCATACTCCATCTGTATATTATGATGCAAGTCTATTAGGCGTATAGCGTCAAGCATATACTCTGAGGCTAAAAACTTAAATTGATACCTTTTACTCGAAGATGAAGATATTGTTAGTTGCTCCAAGTTCTTCTCTATCACTTCTTTTTCAACTAAATACTCAGGGCTTCTCACCTTAGCCATCAGTATTAACTCATTTTTATAGCCATCGTAATAACGCATAGTACCTAAGTTATTAGGTAAGGATAAATCGTTATTGTGCCAATACGTTAGCTTAATCTTATCATGGATATAGTCCATAATTATAAACTTCTCGCTATACCAAGTATTAATGCCATCGCTCATTTCAATAGAGTATGTACCCTTATCCAAATATAAGTCAATGGCAGTACCGTCATTTACAATGACATCATAATTACCTCCGTACTTAGTCCCTACTACTCGCCAAGAATAAGTATCACTGGCTGCATCAGTTCCCGATACAGTAGCATAGTCAGTAGTGTCCTCTGTGCCTGTGTATGTCGTGTGCTTCATAGTTTGTCCTGAATACACATCTTTACCATAAGGCGACCATACGCCATCTGCGGCAACTTCCAAGTAAAGGTTATCTAATAAAACGCTATTATCGTAAACACTCCCAAAATCGAACATTATAGAGAATGACTGCTTGTATTTGGGTGATATAGTTACTATTGCACTCTCTGCCATCTGTGTACCTCCGTAGGCATCCAGTATCCTCGCCCTAAATTGCGTAGGTATGTTGTCTATGTCATCGCAGTACATCCAGCATCTCAAAAATCTAAACTTTGTAAATGAGCCGCCTATTGACTGCGACCATGCACACTTATTATCATCGGCAGACTGCACTACCAAAGATGTAGAGTCATAATTCTCTATCTCTCCGCCCTCTTGAATAGATAGCCCAGCCGCATTCATCTCGCTTAAAATATCAATGGTTGTACCAGTCTCGCATCTCGTTAGCTCAAACTTGGTAATAGGTGAATTGACTAACTGTTGGCGTATGACTTGGAAAGGTGGTATTTTCCGTTGTTCAGCAATTATCTTAGGCACAGAGAAACTGTACTCTCTATTGGTATAAAGTAGACTTGTCTCTTTCTGAAACTTTAATATGTTATAATTCGGTATCATGCTCTATCTTTATTTTTAAAGTTCCGTCATCAGTAGTGTCCTCTTTATCAACGACAAGACCGCTACCCAATGATGTAGTAATTAGTCTTTGCTCATCGACATAAAGCACATTAGGCAGTTCTAATTCTTGTATTTTATTCCTTTTTAATGAGCCACCATCTACGCTTATGTCGTGTGTGCCTCCGTTAATACTCATCGTATTAGATGGCGCATTGTATATCATAAATGTCTCTTGTAAGTATGGAACAGACAAATATCCGTTCTGCATCGTCTTATTCCTTCCATTTACTGTTATCGTAGGCTCTACTATCGTATAAATACCTCCCGTTAAAGTAGCCTCAAAAAGAACAAATCCAGCCTTACTTATCTCGTTGGAGTTAATCCCAATATAATCAATATCAGACGTAAATTTATCAGCCGAGCGGGAGTCTATTAACCCCTTCTGAACAAAATTATCTAAGCACTCTATGTACTCCCCATCAAAGTCATCACTCGTCTCATCAAGCCATTTTATCTCTATAAATTGCGGTATCTCTTGTTGCTCGTAGCTATACTTATTCGTTTGACTGGTTATCGCCTTACCCGTTCTCGGATTAAAAACGGTTGTTAAATCAATACTCGTATTAGTACCTGTGTAAGTCCTACCATTCATAAAATACTGTACGTGCTCTATTATCAACTTATTATCCTCATCAATATCTATGTAACAATTATAGACATTGCGCAATAGGTTTAAAATTGAATTAAAAGTAATGACAGACTTGGTAGCTGGAGTATCGTAATTAGCCGTTATTATATTACTCTTAGGCGTAATAAATACTTCCCTTTGTGTACCCCTTATAGAGTTGGAAACTCCGTAAAGAAAGTCGCTCACCGCACTTGTGCCGCCATGCGTTACCGTACTGTCTATCTGTTCCAATAAGACATCTATAACATCGCTTAACTTATATGCGTGTCTCAATAATATAGTCTCCGTATTTGCTTGTATGGCATTTGTTGCAGCAGTATGTTCAAACCATGTAGATGCCTCCGTCCATTGACCAAGATTTATAGGGATAGCATCATTGCCCGAAATAGGAATTACCTCATTAAAATAATTCCCAGCAAAATATAAAGCATCATTACTTATCCTGCCATAAATGTCCTCTGTCGCACTATTATTGTCAGACATAAATAATTGTGCATCCGTTAAATTAAGAGGCTCTACAAGCGTATAATTAGGTGAATTAGGTATAATATCTTCTTCAGGTACTACCTTTTGGTCTGCATCCGCTACGCCTATGTCTATATTTGGATTATAAAGCGTCCTTGCGTATATCTCGGCTTGGAATAGTCTTACTTGGGTGCTTGTATCTATAATATAACCACTTGTACCATTCTTAGTTGCTTTGGTAAAGGTTGTCGCTTTATTATATGTGGGATTCTCGTTTAAGTTCTCAAACATAGGAGCAATAAAAACATACTCGCTTGATGCCGTATTGTATATTGCCCAACGGAACGCCCTTTGTGATATATCGACCCTTGTAAAGCTCTTACTACTCGTGTTATTTGCGTTAGCATTATGAGTCATTGTCCCACTTAGGCTTATATCTACTTGTTGAGTTAAGCTCTTAAAATAGTAATTAGAACCAAACTTGCCCACATATTTAAGCGTAGTTGTTCCACCAATAGACAAAGGAAAATCCCAAGAAGAATCAAAGTCTGTATCGTCTAAAGTCCCTGACGTAAGTACAAAAGAATACCAGCCTCGCATTAAATCAACATCAGACCCATTAATTTGACCATTGCTATCATATAGACCATAAGATACTATCCTATAAATACCATTCTTAAAAGCATTTCTATTGGTATTAAAATACTCATCAGTATATTGACCTGTTACGTTAGGGGTAACACCAGCACCAACTCCTGTAACATAAGCCTTTAAAATTGGAGTATCGCCAAAATAGTAGTCGTTTACTAATACTTGGTTAGCAGTTACAATTCCCGTAACTTGACTATCATTAACCACCGTACACTCCTGCTCCCATGACCTGTCCTTTAAGATGTTTGTTATCTTATTTGAACCCAGCACATAGACTTGTATTATAGGCTTTCGGCTATATTGCACCGAAGATATAGATGGATTATACTTTAGAAAGTCATACTCTACATCAGCAAACTCAAGCAGTTTTGTATATCTATCCTCTACTTTTGGCTCTACCTCTATTATCTTTAAGTCCTCATCTATCTCTGAGCATTTAGCCTTAGTAAACGTACCCCTCAAAATCTCCCTATATTCTCCATCGTCCCACTTCTCCCATCTTAACGTATATTCATAATAGATGCTACCATTATTTATAAAGTCAAAGTCCTCGCCTATAAATTGAAACTTAGGAAACTTCTTACGCAAAAAGAATTGCTCTGATTCCCTACTGGACGTAATAGCCGTCTTTTCAAATTTAGGATATACTTGCTTCGTTGTATTAAATATGTCAAGATAAAACCTATACATTCTTTCTTATTAGTCTATTATTGCGCTTAATTATTTTCTTGCCATTCAGGTAATACACTTGCTCCTCACCTTGCTTCCTTATAGCTTCAAGTTCCCTCTCCGCCTTACTCATATCCGTTTTATTGGTTACGCTAAATACAGGTATTTGACTATTTGCCCTTAGTAGGTAGTCATTCTCAAAAGTACCCCTGCTCAATGATTCAAATAATGGTTGCAGCTCCTTTTTATATTTAGCCGTTGCCCTCCGTGATAGTATCATTCTTGCTTCGCCCTGTTCAGCAAATTGAGCCCTATTGCCACTAATACCTACAAGCGTATCTCTGCCGCTACCATGCCTACCACCGCCTATAATTTCAAGACCACCTTCGGCAAATTCTTCTTTAGTCAATGCAAATGCTTTTGCTTTACTTGCAACGAACGAACCGAACATAGTAGCAATGGCGGGTAGCTTTAAGAAAAAAGGTATCTCACTTTTCCATATCTCCGTAACTGCGGTAATAAGGTTACTCGCTTGTAACGCCGTATCAAGTAATATCTGTTGTTGTTGTGCTTTACGCCTCTGCGCTAATGCCTGTTCCTCTTTACTTTTTGCTAACTCAAGGTCTTTCCTCGCTTGGTCTACGTTAGATGCAAACCCTTGATTTCTTAATTGTATCTCCGTCTGCAAGTTCCTCTGCGCCTCTGCTACCTCATTCTGCGCCGCCTGTACTCGCTGATTAGCTAATTCAACGCTTTTCTGCGTGAAATTCTGTATGTTACTTAGTGCAGTACTTAATCCTTTCTCTAATAGCTTTTGACCTTCGGGGCTCAAGTCAATCCCCGCCATATCCCAAATGGTCTTAGACTCTTTACCTTCGCCAAGTTCTTTTAATTGGTCTTTAGTGTATGCTAACTGCTCTTCTAATAAAATTCTTTGATACTCGTTCTCTTTATCTAAATTATCTAATTTATATTGTAGTATCTTTTGGTCGCTTAATAATTTAAATCGCTCAATATCTTCCTCTGACTTTTTTTCTCTCTGCATCCTCAGTATTGCAGCTTGTTGTGCCGTCTCTAATTCTCGCAACCCCCTATCAGCTAAAGTCTTGTTATAATCATTCTCTGCCTCATTTAATTCCTTTGTGGAATCAGCCAAGTCTTGGTTAGCCTGTTGTCTATCCCTAACCGCATCAAATAACTGCTTCTCCATCTCTTTAGTAGTGGCGAAACTTTCTATCTTTTGCGCCAACACTTCAGAATCACTTGTATTTACCAAGTCGTTGCCGTCTATCGTTTGCCCTATAAAATCCTCAATAACCTTTATTTGGTCATTATATGCCTTATCGCTTAATCTATTCGTTTCCTCAAGGATAGCCCTCCGCTCATCAAATGACTTTGATTCATCGGCAACCCTCCTTTCGTTAATCGTCTTTATCCTATCAAAGCCATCACGGATAACATCTAACCTAAACTCCGTATTCTCTTGCTCAAGCTCTAATGACTTTTGCGAGTTCTCTTCTTCTGTCTTCGCTAATTCACCGTTTATCCTAATAACCTCTGCTGCTGCCGTTGCCCTCTGCTCAAGGAGGTCTAATACATCCTCGCCATTTTTTCTTCTTATCGCTATCTCGTCATCAATTAACTTAAGATTGTTTTGTGCTATCTGCTTCTCTAACCCTATTCTCTGTTCCGAAATCTTCATACTTTCTTTAATAGCATCCTGCCTCTCTTGCTCCGACCTGATGGTATTAGCCGACTGTGCTTGTAGTAACTCCTCCTCTTGCCTTAAGGTTTCTATCTGAGTTATCAGCCCAGCATTCTCCTTGCGTATATCCCTGCGGCTTTCCTCAAGTTTTATAAACTGATTGCTAAGGTCTTCTACCTTGCCAGCAGTATTACCTATCGCTTCGGCAAAATTCTCAATTCCTTCATCATCCAACCCAGTACCCATTTTCAGAAGTGCTTCCCCAGCATCACTCAAAGCCTGATTAACGCCATTTTTATCTAATTTTAACGCTGATAATAATACATTACCTAATGCTCCAACTAACTCTACACTCGCCTTTACTCGGTTTACTACTTGGTCTAATAGTAGTTTTCCAAAGTCTTGCAATGCCTGTTTAGGGTTATTAAAGGCATTAACTAAGTATTCAGACAAATCAACCGTCAAATCACTTAATACAGACATAGTGCCATTTAATGCGCCCGTAACCTTTGTCATAAACTGTGCGCCCTTCTCTGAACGCTTAAAAGCATTAAACAAACCAACTACTACACCTATTACACCACCAGCAATACCGAGCATACCAGCCATCTTCCCTCCAAGACCTTTAATAGCATCACCGTACCTACCTACGCTAAGTTGGGATTTGCCCGTAGCCTTTTGGAATTTATCCATCTCCTCGTATATCTTCTTGGCTTGTTTCTCCATTCTACGCCCTTCCTTAGTACCCAATCTCTGCGCCTTAGACATAGCATTTAGTTCCATCTTCATCTTAGCGTACTTAGCCGACAGTTGGTCGTACGAACCCTCTGCGGCTGCATTTTCCTTTATCTCTAACTTTTGCTCCCTCCTTACCTTCTGCTTCGCCATCTTTAGCGCCTCAAGCCTCTTGACATTATCTAAATTTTTAGCATTTAGTTGTTCATATTCTTGATATAGCTTCTTTATATCAACAGTCATGTCCTTAACCCCCTGACGCTGCTCATTACCACCCGCAGGATTAAAATTCTTCATCGTCTCCTCAAACTCCTTAGCCTTCTTTATCATCTTATCCATCTCATCCTGATAAGTCTTAGCCAACTTCTTTAACTTATCCTCTAAGGCTTCTAAGTTATCGTCTTGGATTAACTGTGATGTCTTAATTGCCATTATTCTTGTTTTGTTGTTTTACAAGCTCTACCAACTGATAAAACTTTAATACAGTTAATTTGTCAGGGTCTTTATTAAACCTTTGACTCAATGCTAAGCTCGTCTCGTTAAAATTAGTCGTATGCGTTACCTCTAACCCTGAATCACCGCTATAAATCTTTGGCTCGTAACTATCTATTATACTTTTCTCTATCTTGTCAATATCGCCATCAATATCTTTAACTCCTTGTACCTTTTGTGCTATCAATATGGCAAACCTCTTTAGCCTTGTAAAATAGTCTATAAGAGTTACGTTATTTACTGTCTCGGGAAAATAAACCTCGAACTCTACGTCTAATTTTTTTTTTACTTCATCCAACGTAGCTGCCATCTTCTTGAATGACATACCCGTTTTATCTAACTCCTCTTTTATCTCCTCTATGTCATCCCTTGTCAATGCACCGTCATACTTCTTGCCATTCAATTCCCTTACCAGTTGCGCAAAGGCATCATGCTTAGGGTTTATGCCAGCAAGTATGAACATCATATTTTGCCTCATATTAGCCAATTCCTTTAACGCTTGGGGTTGCTTTTTTTCCGTTATAAATCGCTCTAATGTTACAGTATGTTTAATCACATCTTCTGTATCACTTCCTATACCACTATCAATCATAAGGTATTTATTAAAGTCCTGATACCTTGTTATGGGCATCTCCTCAATGGAGTCCCACAGACGTACAATATTTCCATTTACATTTAGTCGCATAATTCCGAATAGTATATTTTTGTCGTTATCATAATCGCTCCATAGGGTCGCTTCAAATACCCCTTGTCTTTATCCGTTAGGGTATAATCACCATAAATATCAGCCTCGCTTACAGATACAGTAAGTTCTTCCCACTCAAGCTGAACGTTAGGCACACCCTTTTTTAATTCCATTAATACATCATACTTTATATTCTCTATCGTCCTATTTTGATGGTCTGATGGATATACCTTTTTGTAGTTAAACCAAAACACTAAATCAATATCACACTCTATAAATATTACGTTACCGCTTATGCGTGTATCATGGCTCTCACTCGCCCTGATAAACATAAAATTACCCAAGTCTTTATCAGGCATTAAGTTTATCATACTGCGACCCGTCTTGCCTCCATCATAGATAGCAGGGAATACCACCTCATCACGTCCTGCACCCTCTCTAAAGACCTCAATTTTGCCATATGAGTTATCTAACCAACTGACCCGTGAACTCATCTTAGACGCAATTAAATCACACGCCGTATCTAATAACCTTGATTCTATCTTACTTGGTATTGCCATACTTATACTGTTACAGTTGCACCTCAATTAACTAATTTCATAAACTCTTCTTCAAGAAACTTCTCTACATCCTCTTTGATATATTCACTTAACTCATCTATGCTCTCTTGCGTTAATCCATAAATGTCAGCACCGTACTTCCTTTCCAGCTTTAACGCCTTCTCGTCATCACTACCTAACGCAAACCAATCATTACCATAATTGACGAAGAACCCTCTATAAAAATCGCCTTCGTCTTTTAACGTTACCCTGTTGGTTGGTTGTCCTTTTGATGCTTTAATAGATATGGTCATAGGTCTATACGGCGGCGCAATAGCTTCGCCCGTACTCTCCTTACCTTTAAATAATTGAGATGTGTTTAAGTCAATGACTATATTCTCATTCTCCTTGACGGCATCAATAATAATGGCATCAAGTTTTTTTCTTATCTGTCTTATTTTCTTGACTATATCTCTTATAGGATTGGACATCTGCTATCATTTTTTTTTATTATGTCGTTCTATACTTCAATCCCCTCCGCTTACATGGTAAGCATATCTCATCAATGCCACTTGTGTCAAATTGTATGCTCTTTATTGCTCTCTCATATTGTTTACTTAGTCGCCTATTACTTCCGCTATCACCTTGACTATCGCCATCAATCTCATAAAGTATATCCTCTTTACGCAAATTACTCTCATACCTATCAACTACCGCCTCAGGGTTAAAAGCAAACTTACGCAGCATATACATACCAACGCTCAGCATAATAGCTGGGTAGAATACGTCTGCTTGGTCTATAATGAATTGCGTATAATCACACACTACCCGAGACTTAATGTTTATGCCGTAATTATTATCAAGGATGTATGTATTTTTAGATAAGTCCCATAGTTCGCTATTGCCCTCTGTTTGGTATCCTGCTACTGCCTTATAAAAACCACCTAAAGGAAAGAACTCATTAGAGGAATACCTGCTGCCCCTATTCTTGTACTCGTAATCCCTCGTTCCATTGATACTCTGTGTACCCGCAATAGCACTCTCGTCATACGTTAGCCAATACCTGAAACCAGCCTCAAACTCTACGTCAAGGTCAAACCATTGCATAGAACCAGCATTAGTGTAACTGAGGCTCTGCGTATCAATAGCCGCCTTTTGTCCCGACTTGTAAATCTTAATAGGAATAGTATCTACACTATCAAACTGTAAGCCTATCTGCAATGGCTCATACTTTAAGCTCCTACTATTCAAAGGAGTTATCTCTATAAATCGAATCTTACCCTCATTGCTATTCGTATCCGTTACGTTGCCACTCGCTTGTATCATATACTCGTACTCTAATAGATTATTAGATGTGTTAAACATCTTCTTAGAGCCAAACCAATCTTTAATAGCTTTTACGATACCAGCTTCTGTCTCTCTTCTTAGAGTTTCTGTCAGTACCTCATACTTTCTCCAATACGTTGCATTAGGAGGCGTATTGCCTGTACTTGCCGTCTGGTTGATATAGATATAATCCACTCCCGACTCCTTTACTATATCGCCAAAACTATATTCAGTTGCCCCGCTATACGTTGGATAGGTAATATCTGAGTCATCAAAACATAATGCCTCAAGGTTGTTAAACGTCAGCAATGGATGTACCTCATTATAGTAAAGCCCTGATGTACTTGTAAATAAGTCCACCAACTGTGTACCGCTTGGGTTTAGGTTTTGCCTCCATCCTATCTTCGGCAGAAAAGCATTTACTATACTTGAATAATCCATCTCTTATTTATTTAAAAAAGGGAGTAGGGAAATCCCCACTCCCCCAAATTAAGCAACTATGTAGAACGAAACGATTTTACGAATTAGCTACGTCAAACTTCATAATAGGTGAAGCAACAGTTGTTAAATCGTCAATGTATGCAACTACGTTAATTACCTCAGCAGAGAAACCATAGTACTCGGTTGCCGCTCTTGTCAAATGAGCAGTTGCAGCACCTGAAATACTTGAAGCATCTCTTGCACCAAAGTAAGTATAAGTAGAAATAGGCACACCAGTAAAGTCGTCAGTAATCATACCCCACTCTGTACCGTCAGGCAATACAGAACCAATGACTGCGTCAGGCTCGTGCTTGAACAACATACCAAGAGAACCCGGATTAACGATGTACCCCGTAGCAATCTTATTAAGCGCATTCGCTTGGTTGTTAGTGAAGTGGAAAGTCTTGTCAGCCCACTCAATAGCTTTATTTTGCTCATTGAATTGACCGTACTTCTCTTGTTGTCTCAAGATAGCTTCAAGACCTGTGTTACCAACTACCCTGTATGGCACTCCGTAGTAGTCATTGGCTTTCATCATTACAGACAAATCACTAAGGATGTTGTCTTTGTCAGCCAAAGCAGCAGGAACGACATCAGATGTAGTCGTAGGGTCTGTGTACTCAAGGTAATCTCCCCATACTTGCGTCTTATTCGTATTCAACGATGTAAGACAAGCAGTATCAAGCGTGTCAGCAAACTTATAAATGTACTTTAGGTACTTTCTGTTAAAGTCAGCTTGAGCCTGAGTGTCCGAGTTAAGATACTCCGATGGAGTAACTGTGAACCCCCAAGAGTAAACAGTAGAACTCAAAGTAAGTAGAGCAGATGTGTTTTGACTATCTGCAATAGTTACAGAACGTGTAGAACCAATAGATACTGATTCACTATCAAATACTGGTATTTTTACATCTCTACCAGCAGTACCCGCCACCTGATTTATCATCTCAGGAGTAACGATACTCATGGCATCATTATTAGATGTAATAAAGGCATCCAATGCACCGTATCTTGATGCTCTATTGGTAAACCTGTCAATGTTAGGGCTCTGAAGACGTAACTCTTGAACCCTTGTTGCTAATAAACTCATTTTTGTAGCTTTAAAAGGTTAAAAAATAATTTGTGGAGTTACCCATTACCACTAACAATAAATACGTTGTATGCGCCTCAAATCATTATCTGAGGGGCAAATCTTTGACGTTATGCGCTTGATACATCTCCGTCAATTTAGACTCATACTCTGACGTCCCTACCGAATACCCATTCTCGATAAGTTCTTTAGAGATAGCCTTTGTTGCCTCTACTTTAGTGGACCAATTACCGCCACCGAGTAAAGGCTTTCCATTAACACCTTTTGCGCCCGTACCACTTACGGTAGAACTTACATCAAGAACAGGTGATAATAGACTTTTATATCTATCTGCATACGTTAGGGGCTTTCTCAAGTTATTATCATCAGTAATTATCTGCCCATTTTCATCTCTGAAGATAATAGCCGTACGACCATCCACGTCTGCAATTTCGGGTTTGCCCGTCTGCATAGCCTCTTGCCTTGCCCCTTGCTTATGATAAGACAATGTCTTTTTATCTAAATCAGACTTAAACACCAAGTCTCTATCAGAAGCATCTTGAATAGATGTCAATTTAAAGTTTGACAATTCATGCTCTTTCTCTAATAAGCTCTGCTCATGCGTCTTCTGTTGATTCCTTAAATCCTCACGCAGTTTACTAATTAGCGTTTCGCTATCGGTCAGCTTTTGCTTTAACACATCATCACTTGCACCATCTTTCATCTTCGCAGTCAATTCTTTGTTCTGCGCCTTTAACTCCTCTACCTGACCTTGCAACTCATTAGGTGCTTCGCCCTGTGTCTTATACTCGCTTAACACTCGTTTCATAAAGTCATATGACTTCTCCGTTAATGGTTTGTCAATGCCAGTTACTTGCTTAATGTCGGCATCATACCTATCATGCACTTCCCTTAGCTTTGCAGCTATTACAGAGTTCTCATCATTCTTTGACAACTCCTCTATCTTGCCTATTTGCTCATCAGTTAAGCCTTCAATCGTCTTTAATAGTTCCTTGTTTAACATACCTTACCCTTTATTGTATAATTTATTAAATGCTTCGTCTCTCTTGGCTCTTTCCTCATTGAATTGCTTTTCAGTAGGACATCCATCAGGAATGTTGTCCTCAGATACAATTACAAAGTCAGAGTAAACCATAAATGAACCACCACGCCCATTTCTTGGATACCCCATACCAAGCAGTTGCTTATATTCCTGAATAACGCCAGTCCACCTTTGCTCCTTATATAATAAGTTGCCCAACTCATCAGCACCTACCCTGCGTATGGTAAGCCTAACAGTATTGTCTTTAGCTTTTTGAACCTTTGGCTTTTCTACCTTTGGCGTTTCTGCTTTAGGCTCTAATGTTGTCTTTCTACCTTGTGCCATATTATAATTTTTTATTATATGTAAATTTAATCAATATCGTTTATATTTATATCGTTGCCCTCTAACATTTTATCTGCTAAATCATCAGTCATTCCATAAAATGTCTTTAATATATTCTTTGCACTATTTATTGCAAGTTCACCCCGTGATATACTCCCCATAATGCCAACAACGCCTTGAATACCACCAACCGTATTGGCAATGTCTTTTAATTGACTCTCGTCCTCGTTTTGAAAAGGAATTTCGATATAACCAATCAAAGCACCTTTTATCTCATTAATGCACGTTGCAAAATCTTTATCTCTGCAATATACCTCAACAGGGATAACCTCACGCTCAAACCTATCTACAAGGCTACTAAAATTGACCTTTAAAACGTACTCCTCGTATGATATAACTCCGTCTTTATACATCTGCAATACTTGGTCTTTGCTCAAATGTTTAAACGGCTCTAATTGGCTTAAAATATAAGCTCTATTATATCCCTGGGGATTGTTCTTAAACTTAGCCTGTAAATACTTCTCTTGTATCATATCCAGCATAAAGTCAGGCAAGTTGTTTTTTATGCCATTATGATAAGCCTCCAATATAACAGATGGCGTTAAAATATAATGGCTCGTACCATAACTAATATAAACGCTATCAAATGCACTACCATACCTTAACTCCAATACAGTAGATAATACCCACTCCTCTAAATGCTCAAAGTTCTTCTGCAACGATAACAATACTTGCTCGGCACTCTCAAATAAAGACATGACCTGTACCTCATTCATCGCCTTAGTATTGCTAACGCCGTACTCGTTACCCGTTACGCCCTTAAATATCTCCCTTGCCAACCTATCTACCTCTGCGCTATTATGCTCAACGGCATTCTTATCAATATCTATCTTACCAACTGGAGGGCTTAGCGGTGCTTCTCCATTCATAGGAGCTGGAACTTCAACAAATGTACCAACACCAGTTATCCTTGAATTGCATTTAGGACACGCCAATAAACCGCCATCACTATCGACAAGGTGCATACGTTCCTCATTGACTAAGTAACCACCATCGCATACACGCTGAAAAGCATCCTGATAATCACAGTCTGTTTGATAACCCCAGTAAATAGTATAAGGCGCATATAGGTCTAAATTGCGTTTCATTACTGAGTACATCAAGTACCAATCCAACGTCTCCAAGTAAAGGCTTAATGGATGCTTAGCAACGATACTATCGGCATTAATTTTATCGCTCCAAAACCAACGCACAGGGCAACGTCCTAAATCGTGCCTACTCTCGCTTATTAACTCACCTACCTCATCGCCCTTATAAACATAAACGCAATAACTATTATCGTCAATAACAGTAATGGTATCGTCAGACGACTCAAAGATAACGTACTTAAAATAGCCATTATACTCATCCCAAGCTAAAAGCCTTGTTATATCTACATGGTAATAATAAGGGCTTGGTCTATTGCCTATCTGTTCAGTTGGCATATCAACGACCACAATAGAATTAATTTGGGTCTTCATTCTATGCCACGCATCATAATCTAAGCAATGTGATATGCCGCTTTTCTTTAAATACATTAAAGCATCCTCAAGGAATGCCTCGTTGGTAAAGCGTATATCCCTTACTGGGTCTATGCCGTCCTTTATCTTATGTAGGTGGGAATATATTTCATCGGTTAAGCGACAAGATATAAGAGGATATTTGAATAGACTTCTAAAGACGTTGTATTTATCTTTAGGCAATATCTTACGGACAGAATCAAGGAACTTGGAGGCGTAACTATTAATCATTACACCTCCTTCCTTTATGTTGTCAGTATGAAATCTAAGCCTACTCTCCTGCTCCGCAGCTTCAAGGACTTGACTATTCTTCTTCCTCTGAAGAATCTCTCTTATGTCGCTTTTCTCCAGCATATTGTTTTGAACTTATTTTAGTGTTTGGAGTCGCCATAGCTAATATGCGCTCCGCATGGTCTTTATCAAATAATCTACCTTCTTTCTCCCAAGCTGGGTGGTACAGTCTTACTTGCTTTGCCATACTTCTAATTATAGTTCAATCAATGCTTCAAAATCACTTGGAGTTACTACGTGTAAGTAATCCGACCAATCTTCCAATACTTGGAATGATAGCTTATTCATATCAGGCGCAGACCTTTTTCCCGGCACTTTAGAGCTGATGTGAAGACCACTAATTGGAAACGGCTTAAATACTGTAGGTGAAGACAAGTCATCAACAACACCAACAATGTTACCATTATCCATAATCAAATACACACCCAAGTTAGCCTCACATCTGTAAGCCTTTAATTCTTGAATTAGTGATTGTGGTACTTGAATTAGGTCGGCACTCATAGTCATAAACTCCTCACCAAGTATAACAGGCGCACCAGCAAACGTCTCATCACCTCCGCCGTATTGTCTTGCGTCACCTCCTGTCCACTCTACGTTATGAAGATATGTAGGCAGAACAGTTACTTTAGAGTCATCCAATAATGCTTTAGCAGAAGCCCATGTAGCCAAAATGTTTGGGTTATCGTCTGCTATTATTGAATTGTTTAATGCCAAAGATGTTCCCGAAGAATCTCTAAATCTTTGAAAAGCCAACTTTCCAACAGTTCCAATGTTTTCGATACAATCAGGCGCAGTTAAATTTCCAATCGCAGTAGGAATAGGACAAGAACAAATCATTTTGATATATTTTGGTTAATAAAAACAATTAGCCTTACCCTTACGGCTTATTAAGATAATAACGCAAATATATTAAAAATAGTTTACATATATCAAATATCTTTCGTATATGCTGACTTGGGGTCTTTATTGGACTTAAAGACCTTCTTTATAAACTTAATTACCTTACTTATCTTGTTTAACTTTATTTTGGGCATAGCTGATATTTTTAAATTGTTTACTCTGATATAGAAAAAGGACAAAACTGTAAACATTAATAAGAGAGATATAAAAAAAGGAGGCTTTTGACCTCCTTTACTATTCAATAACTAAAAAAACAAACATGAAAAAACTCTAACTCTATTTATATCTCAATCTTAGCAATTAAATCCATCACACGGCTTTCTAATTGACGCCTATGCGCTGGGTTATCTATTATAGCTCTATAATGCAAATTATCACTATCCCCAACAACAACGGATTCAGATAATAACCTACCAATCATCTCTATCAAATCAAATTCGGTTAGCTTTACCTCAGTTATTGTCTCTTGCTCCATAATGTAAATATATAAAACTAATATATTTTAAATAGTTGAATTTATCTAACCCTAACCCTTGCACCCCCTCGCTGGAAATATCTATTACACGCATAACCTACAAGGTCTATAAATTCATCGTGCTTAACATTCGGAAATCCACATAACTGCTCCTCAAATAATGTATTCCATATCCCCGACTGTATTTTAATAGCACCACTCTCAAATCTCGGAGCTGCCGTATGCGCTCTCGCCTCCTTGCCTTGTTGTACCAGTTTGCTCTTTATCTCGATAGGATTAAGCCTTGTCTCTTTACGCAACATCTGAACCAGCGACTTACCCGATGCTTTAGGCTCTATGTATATTCTTGACCTGCCATTAAAATTATATCGCTTCGCTAATTCAGGAACTCGCCTCAACAGTTCAGGCAATTCCATATAAGCATTCTCGCAGTAATGTATGTACAACGTATTGCCCTTAAATGACGTTATCATTATCCCTGTTGGGTCATTTTTAGTGTCTTTAGTATAAGCACCATCAATCCACATATCGCAAGTTACAGACGACTGTATTGATTCTACATACTCAAACCACTCACGCTTTAAGATGTTACCATCAGGATTCGTAGGGTTCTGCTGGTAAAGGCTCTGAAACGTACGCTCTGACATAGCCCTTAATGATGACAACTTCTCCAAACTATGCCTTTCAGACCATAACGCTTCTCCTATCTCTCTTGGGTCATTATCATTTATAGTGTCTTTTATTGCTGGGTATTTAACTACTACCCACTTATCAGACTGATGCTCTAATAACCTCCCAGCCAAATCGTCCTCATGCCATCGGGTCATAATAAGTAAAACCTTCGATTTGTTGTGTAGCCTCGTCTCTAACACGTTCAAATACCACTCCCACACCCTATTCCTATAAACCTCACTATTTGCCTCCATAGCGTCTTTAATGGGGTCATCAATAATGGCAAGGTCTACTGTCCTACCAGATAATCCACCCATTACACCTACCGACTTATAATACCCCTTTTTGCCCACTACCTCAAACTCCTCTGTATTCCTCAAGAATGTACCCCTACTGTCTGATGCAACATTTTTACTGTTTAGCTTAGTGTTTGGGAACACCTTGTGATAATGCTCCCCGTCAATGATACGCTGAACATCCCTGTTAAATGAACGTGCTAAGTCTATCGAGTAACTACATCCAGCTATTTTAAGGTCAGGGTTTATGCCTAATGCAAAAGCAGGTAAGTTCCTTGAGGCTAACTCGCTCTTACCATGCTGGGGTGGAACAAATAGCATAAGTTTAGTAGCATCTTCATTAAATATAAATTCATTGAGCTTATTAGCTACCTGTCGATGTACCCACGCTGCCTCATATGATGGGTTGTTAAAATAGGTAAAGGCAAGTAAATCATTACTCGCCTTCCTTCTCATTAACTCACGCTCTAACTCGTATGCTTCTTGTATTCTATTCATCCTCCTTGTCAGGGAAGCTCCTAAGTTTCTTTATGCGCTCCTCTATTTGCTCATCTGTCAAATCGCTTACCTCAGACTTTACCTTAGCACTTACCTCCTGCTTATCTACCAGCCCCAAATCACGAGCAATAATTGAACTATTGTAAACCCCCGCTGATGCTCCCGAAAATTTATCCTCATAGATGATATGGTCTATTGTCTGTACGATATCTAAGAAATCATTATAACCGTTATTTAAATTATACCTATAATGCCTTATACTACAAGCAATCCCATTCATAAAAAGCCACACGCTAAAGCCATTCCACGACAAAGGGAGCTCTCTTGGTACGGGTATAATCTCACCCGTCTTTAGGTTTGCTTTATTATCGTACTTGGGGTTATTTTTTTTCTCATCAGCATACTGCTGGAAATACTCCCACATCTTCTCAGGTGATTCTATTTTCTTTGGTTGTCCCTTACCCCTCTTTGGCATAATTGTACATTTACTTTATTAATACGTTCACATCTACAATAGTTTCACGCCCATTTATCTCAGTTGTCTTTATTGTCATCCCTGCGGCTCTTACTCCCGTGTCTGCTATAAATTCAGATAGCAACTCTTGTACTTCTGCTTCCAAGACTTGTTTCGTTATTAACATCTCTTTTACTGTCATAGTTCTTTTATTTAGTTACTCGATACTTTTTACCCTCGATGTAGATATTGACCTCTGTCTTTTCTATACCCGTCTCGGTTGGTATGACTTCCACCTGTATGTCTCCATTCTCCAACATCTCGCTTAACATCTGTATTACCTTTCCTTTAAACATCGTTTATTGCTTTTAATAGTTTGTCAATCTTTACCAGTATGCCCCTTGATGCTTTATCATCTCCACCCTTTACCCCCATCTTAGCTTTACCATTCTTTACTAATACTTTTAATGCCTCCTTTAGTTTAACCACCTCAAAAGTTAGTACCATCCAGTCGCTTACTTTATAGCACAGATAGTCTGCCTTTGTTGTTGATATACCCGATAGCTTTCCTCTACACTCATACTCGAAATAAAGGTTGCCTGTATCTAATGTCATCCTATCTGCCTTTACCTCTACCTTAGAGCCTGACATCATTTTTACAATGTACTCCTCACCCTCAAGCTGACCAAATTCAAGGTCGTAAGTCCATGTATCGTTATACTGGTACTTCATTCCAATAGTTTCTTTAATATAATAGCTGCCTTTTTTATTTCCTCCATAGTCCGCTCATAGTCTTTATTGTAGCTATGTAATACTGCGCCCGACAAATGGCTTCTCATCTGCCTGTGCTTTTGCTCTCTTTGTTTATTCGTCATCACAATTATTAGGACACCTCTGACATATTTCGTATTGCTCTAATATCCTTCTGTCTAATAAGAACGTCTTGCAAGTAACATCATCAGGGCTTATCTCATTCCATATCATTTTTACCTGTATCGTTGTCTCATCTACGTTTACAACCTCAATAGCAAAGTCATGGTCTATCGCCTTATACTGGGTAGATGTTTCGACTTTAAAATCATCTTTACTGCACCCAACAAGTAAGCGAGATACCATATACCACACCATAACACATAAAGCAATAAAAATCAGTTCCCTTAATGTTTGTCTTGCAAATTTGATGTTCTTAATTTTTAATAAATATACGTATAAAATAACTTATAAATAAAAAGGGAAGGGGAGTTACCCCCTAACCAACACTGAGATTATATTAATTTAAATATTATACATAATTGCAGATACAACACCAATTAAAGAGACAATAGCTCCTACCACCATGCCTAAATAAAAACTATTATCTTCTTTCATCTTCATTTAATCTGCTTTATTTAGTTACATATCCAGTTTTATTTTATTGACTGCCTCTCGCATGGCTTCTTGAAGAGTTAATCGTCTCGGCTGCTCATTCCCACACAAATCACACCAATAATGGTCATGCCTTTCTTCCATGTCAGGGCATCCACAGTTATTGCAGATTGCCGATAGCTTGATTATCTCTCTCATGGCTTAAAGTATATCTTTTCCCCGCTCTTCTTATCAAAGAAAAAGAATCTTGGTACTGCAATGGTATCAAGCACAGTCTCTGTCCTTATAAAAAACTTTGTCTCCGCAGTAATGCCAACGCCAGTAGTATCACTTGCCACAATGGGTATAACCCTTTGCACCTCTGCTACTGCATAAACTATCTCTACCTGTGCATTAGCATCAATGGTCATCTCAGGCAATGGCTTGTATTCGGGTTGCTTCTGTTGGCTAAAAAGAACTCCCCCAAAAAGGGTCATTAAAATAAATGTTATAATAATTCTCATTCTAATAGTTTTAAATGTTATAATAATTTCGTGTCTTTTCGGTAAGTATCAAAAACCTATCCCTGTCGGGCTGGCACCAGTCTACCTTTGCCTGCCTCATATCATATCCAATAGCAGGGTTTGTCTTTTTAATGTTGTACCTACGCCTAAATTCCTCAACGCTTAGGACAGTTACCTCAGGTATAAAATCGTTCAAATCTCTTTTCATCTTACTTTAGTCTTTTAATTTAATTGGCAAAATGCCATACCTTCTTATTCCAAAAATCTACAAATAACAGTTGCATCTCTTCACTCAATGGAGGCTCGTATCTATAAACCATCATGGCTATCAAGTTGAATCCATATAATAAATAATATGGCACACATTATGCTAAATACTATCATACAAAAATACTATTTTATTTTATTATAAATTAAATCAACTTAACCTCATCCACGCAGTCATCACATATGTATAGTGTCTTATTGGTGTATATCATATGCACCATCTTGGTATTTGTCTCTGACCATCTGCGCTTACAGTTATGGCATACCGCCCAGCAAAACCTCTGCTTTGATGCTGGAGTAAATTCCTTGATAGTCTTTTGATTTTCCCAAACTCGCATCAGTTCAGATTTATGGTTTCAAACCACTCCACTTCATTACAGTTATCATCTTCTCCCCACATTACCAGCGTTTGCTCTTGGAATAATACAAGCGCACCTCCTATCCTTGCGTATCTATAATTAAGTTCCTCTTCGTCATATTCTTTCAGACCAGTAATTATTGTCTCCATTATTTTTGCGAATACGTCCTTTATCATTTTATATCTTATTTTGTTTTAAATAGTCTTCAGGTAGCTTATATAACCGCAGTCTTGCGTCAATATAAGACCTTGTATATTCTGCGCCTTGCTCTAACTCCCTATGTATCTTTCTTGCTTCTTTAATAGCTTCGTTCTTATCCTGTTGCGTTAGCTTCAGTGGTCTGTTATGCGTATCTGCCCAATATAACCACTCTAATACCTCATCGCCATACCTGTCAGCTACTGCCCTTACACGCACCTCATCTGTTATGTTTTGGTCTCCGTTGCTCCTTTCCGACTCCCCATGTATATTTAACAAAAGATACTTCAAATGTGGTTTCCTTGACCTACTAAAGCTATGCCCCGCCTGTTTCGTGGATGGGTCTATTGGCAATGCTGGAAACACTATACAAGGCTCATTCTCATCCAGTTTCCTGACTATCTTATTTATAGCCTTCTGCAAATGGTCTACACTTATTCCTAACTCTGCTCTATACTTTTGCTTTTGCTCTCGCCACTCTTTACGCTTTTTTCTTTTTTGCTCCTCTCTTACCTTCTCTACTGTTTTTTTTATGTAAGCATCTTGACATTTATCAGAACACCACTTAATATACGTCTGCCCCATCATCCTTTCGTACTTAGACTTACAAATTCGGCAAGTATATGTCTTTATCTTCTTAGGGTTCATCTTCTTTTTTAAAAGCAGCACTGCCTACGTTTAGGACAATGCCACTTGCTCCGTAGTTAATAATAACGGATGTCATAAAAATGGTATTTTATGTTATTTCTAATTGAATTGCCGAATCTACTTGATTGTCTTTTTTTATCTTTTCTTTTAATTTATTATTATATTTTATTGATTTAAACTTTTCATATGCCTCTGACTTTGGTTGTGTTTGTCCAAGACCTTTGCAGTAAAAATCGTTTCTTAATATGCAACGAGACATCCTCTTCCATGAAGGAGCCCAACATTTAACCTCTAAATTGTGTGGAGCCTCGTCAGGTATTTTATCATATCCTCTTTTTTTCCAACCAACTATAAATTTCTTAAATCTTAACTTGTAATTATCTTGAGTAATTTTTGGCATTGTAGATAATAAAAAATTAGTATACTCTTGCCAACTCATATTTTCTGGTTTTGTAACAAATCTGTTGCCATTTATAGAACCAGACTCATTGACATATAATGCACCGCTATTTACACCAGAAACACGAGCCAATAGCTTACTCCAAGTATCTGGTTCTAACAAGTGATAAAGCCATAAGCCCTTTTTCTGGTCATCTCCATACGGTTGACACAATCTTTGAGAAGAAATTGGAACTCCCGCTAATGACATTTTTGAATAAATTGGATTTGATGGCAAATGTTTGTTTTTACCCAAATAAACCCAAACGTCTTCAGTTTTCCAATCATATAAGGGATACGCATTATAAAGTGATGACGAAACTTTTGTTGTCCACCTAAATCCATTGTGCATTAGTCCATTTTTTTCAGAAACTATTGCTCTATATCTGTGTAAAGATTCATCTGACCTTATGCCAATAAATGCAGCAGTTTTTTTACCCTCAGAATACCAATCGCCAAATATAACCATCAACTCTTCAAATTCCATTTTAGGAATATAAAAATCATATTGAGACAAATCAGAAGACCTTGATGGTTTTTCACGAACCCATAAATCCTTTTTATCTTCATCCCAACAAACCCATTTTGGCTCAAAATTGGAAACCGCATTTCTAAGTAACAATTCCCCACAAAACCAATGAAGGTCAATGTGCGATTCATACAAATCAATACAATTATTTATATGGGTTATAGTGTCCGAATATTGAGCCTCTAAATCTATTATTAAAACACCGACTTTTCTGTTTCTCTTAATAGCTTCAGACATTACCAAATGTAGCATTACCGTACTGTCTTTGCCTCCACTAAACGATACATAAATTTTTTCAAAATCATCAAAAACTGAAGATATTCTTTCTTGAGATGCCTTTAATACGCTTTTATTAATATATTTTTTCATGCTATTTTTTTTATTAATATAATTCCACTTGTCTATCTTCTTGAATTGCATCACTTAAATCAAGTTCACTCATATTCATAGACAATAACCACTTATTTAAATATTTAAACGCAATTAAATTAGCTGCTTTTTGCTCATCTTTTGTCAATAAAGACCAACCGCCTGAATATTTAGAAGGAACATTGTACTTGTAGCAGACCGCAGCCTGACCTAACCACGCAATTCTATTCATAGAACTGTTAGTCAAATTGTGTTCACAACTATACTTCCATTCATTCAATACTTTATCCAAAATTCTTTCAAATTCACTTAAATTAGTAAGCAGTTCTTTGTATTTATATTCACATTGAATAGGAGTTAATGTTTTATGAGACTCTTCAAAAAAACCATAATCGACTGCCTCCCACTTATCAAATGTGTGATATATCCTATTTTCATCACTCTCTTTTGGTATTCTAACTAAATCAAAATCTTCTTCATCAATATCATCTGTTATTTCATCATATTCTTCATTGGCATACCCTTGAACAACCCACGCTTTATTAAAATCTTTGTCTTGAAACATCCCCTCTAATCCAGACACTTGACATAGTCTTAAAATCTCATCTTCATCCATCCCCAATTCTCTTGCAATCCTTTTGTTTGCCCAATTTCTATTTTTTAACTCTATAACTATTTCAGACATGGCAGATACTTGATGTTTTCCTCTTGCTCTGTTGTGCCTAATTGTTGAAGCAATCCTTTCTTTTTTGCCTTGCTTCTCTTTTCGAATTCCTACTATTGGCAAATATCCTTTAACTCTGTCTTTCACTATTATTGATTCTTTACCTACCCTTGAACGGTGAAAACCATCGACTACTTCAATTTTATCATCTTGAGGAAAAGTTACAATCGGTTGAGTATACCCATCATTCACAATAGACACCTCTAAAAGTTGCATTTCTGGTGGTGCTACCTTATTTGGATTATAATCATTAGCAACAACCCTCTCTGACTTTACCCATTCAACATAATCGACAGGATTGTCCTTAAAAGGAGAATTTTCATGTAAAAACTTCCTAAGATTATTAATGTAATCCACTTTAGAATCAAAGTCACAACATTTAGATAAATCACATAAAATCATTTCTTTTGTTTCGTTCATTGCATTTGTATTTTTATTTAAAAATAAGTGTTTTGTTTTTATAAAAAAAATATACACTAATTAAAATGGTATATCTTCACCTGACTCCGTATATCTATCAGGGTCATAGTTTTGGTTTATATCTCCCTCCCAATCTACATACTTGCGGCTAACGTAAGTAAGCCTTATTACTCCCGTCTTGCCAAACCTATTCTTCATAACCGCCAATTCCGTTGTATTGTCCGTGCATTCATGGTCGTAGTAATTTTCACGGTATAACATCAACACCATATCTGCATCCTGCTCTATTGCTCCCGAATCCCTTAAGTCTGATAACATAGGTCTTTTATCGGCTCTCGATTCTAAACCTCTATTTAACTGGCTTAATACTATCATAGATAAATTACACTCATTAGGCATAGCAATTAATTTGAGTTGCCTTGAAACGTGTTCAACTTCGGCATTCCTATTACTCATTCTTTTGCCACTTTGTATGAGCTGGAGATAATCAACAAGCACCATTTTAAGGTTTACCCTCTTATTCAAAAATCTAATTTTTGTAATTATTTCCTCTATCGGTCTTGCGCCACCAATTAAAAATAAAGGCAATTTAGTAACCTCAGTCATAGCCTCCTCAATCGCTTTTACTTGGTCTTCGTTTATTCTTCCTCCCCTTATGTCTTCCGTCTCTACGCCAGTTATTATCTCCGCCAACAATAACAATAGTTGCTCTCCACCCATCTCAAGACTAAATACTGCTACTGGGTTGCCTTCTCTCGCTGCCGTTAATGCCAAATTCATTGCCATAGTCGTTTTACCAAGCCCAGCTCGTGCCGCTATAATTGTAACATCACCACCCTGCCAACCCCCGTTCCTCTCATTTAACTTAGTTATGCCAGTAGTTATTCCACTCAACCCATTAGACTTCATGGCCTTGTAAACGCTATCCATCGTATCTTTAATGTACTCTGATACGTGAAATGTTTGAGCATCTTCTATTTCATTATCCTGAAGAGATGTCATTAGCCTTGCTTTAATAATATCACTTGGCTCATCTGCCAACAGTCCATCCTTCGCCTCTGTTATTGCCTTACTTAATGTGCTTTTCTTGGAATACTCTACCACCTCTTTTAAGTAATCGTCAAATTTTGACGAGTCTGCCATTGCAAGGTAGTTACTATCCAGCGTCTTATAATCTATGCCTATGTCCTGCGCTACTCGGTTGCTTAACAAATTGTAATCTATTTCCTCATCTTTACTATACAAGTCGGTAATTATCTTAAATAGCTTCCTGTTTTTTTCTGATGAGAATAACGCAATAGACAAAATCTTCTCATTGTTTATGTAAAGCGATGGCTTCAGAACAAGCGTCCCAAGTAATGACCTCTCCACAAATCGTATTCCTTCTGTTTTTGCTTTATCCATTTAAATCGTTTCTAATGCGTTTAATTTTATTTTTGGTGTATTGGTATAACTTTTTATTTAAAGTCGCTTAAATCAAGCGTAAATGCCCTTAAAATTGATTTTATAGGTATTTAATACTATTTGATGTCTTACTTTGCTCTATTTCATCCTCCCAGCGTCTATCCCTTAGCCATCTCATCGGATGCGGTCGGTACTTTAATTCAGGATGGCTCTTTAGCCACCCCTCTAATTTATAAAATAGTTGCCTGATGTCATCTTCGCTTAATTTTATCCATTGCTCCCGTGCCTTCTTTTTGTCCACCTTCTTGCCATATGTGTTCCAAAATTGCTCAAAGCGTTCTCCCTTTTTGCTTGTTTTTTTATTATTAATAATTGTATTATTAACTGTATTATTATCCTTTAACTTTTCGTAAATAGGGTATTTAACATTACTTAAATAGGGGTCTTTAACTTTTGTTAAATAGGGGTCAATGACTCTAAGCACTCTTTTTTCTATCTGTTTTGTGCCTTGCTTATACACTATTTCACTTGAAATATAACCCTTATCAATCAGGCTTTTAATTACAAGGCTGACCCTCGTCTTGCTTAAATTAAAGAACTCTGCAAAGTAGCTATTATTAGCATAGCACCCCTGTTCATTATTCAGACTGTTAATCTCAACAAAAAACACCTTTTCTTGTAAAGTTAAATCCTTTGATAGCCATATCTGTCTTGGAATCCATACTCCTTTAAAGTCTCTATCCATTCTTATCTTCCTTAATTCGTGAACGAATATATCCATTAATTACAAATAAAAAATATCTGATGCTAAAAATAGCAGAGCCACCGACCAAGAGTAAATTAGGGTGAGGCTCACCACACAAGCCCAAAACGTGCCTTATTACCTCCATCATTGCCTTAATGATTTTGTTGAATAAATCTTAGGAATATACTTGTCGTAAGCAACCCTTTTCTCGTGTGATAAAATGTCTGTTGATTCAAATATTTTAGCTTTCTTATCCCTTACTACTAAGTCAATAATTTTGTATATGCCATTATCCATCCGCATCCAATAATTACCAGTATCGTCCTTAAATAAACCTCCATTTGTATATTTGACAAAACATCCTTTTACTTCTATATCTAATTCCCCAATCCCATTTTTATTCTTACTTACATAAATTGTATTTTCAGGTATTACGTCCACGCAATGCTTCTTACAATAACCTTTGATATAATTATTATTTTTACACCCCTTAGTCTTACATTTAATAAAAGTTGCAGTTCTTTTTTTATGCGCTTTTCGGCTATAATTAATATGGCCATACAATCTAACCCTCTGATAATGCTTCATACAATACCCCTTAGCATATTTTAAACGCTCGCAACCATCTGCCTTACATTTTGGACGGTCATCAGATACTACACAAGTTGGGTCATTTTTTAAATGCCCATAGTGCCTTATTTCTGCGTAATGCTTTTTACAAAAACCAAGAGCATAATGTACGTTGCGGCATCCCTTTGCCGTGCATTTACTGCCGTATTCCATTTAGTCTTTTTTTTAAATTATTAAAATAAATGTCATCTTGCTCCTCTTGAAGTTTATACTCGAATAAATCCTTCCTAATTAATTGTCTCCTCTCCTCATCACTAAGACTGTGATATGAGTGCAAGTCATTCCACTTAGGCGACTTTATAGCCAATGGCTTTCCATCTTTAAATATTATTGTATCCATATCTTTTTTTTTAAAACTGGCGGGGACGTAAGCCCCCACCATAAAACAAACATCATGAAAAAGTTAAGTTAAAACGGTAGGTCTATAACCTCGTTACTGGCTACCGTTTCAGTTTTTGATATTTCGTCTGATGACAAAATACTAACTCTCTGCGCCACTATCTCGCTTTTGTACTTCGTAACACCGTCCTTATCCTCATAACTTGAGTTAGAAATCTTACCTTCAACAAACACCTTAGCACCTTTACTTAAATTATCGCCCTGACCGTCATACTTGGTAAACATAACAACATTATGCCAAGTTGCTTTTTGCTCCCACTCTCCAGCATTGTTCTTCCAGCTCTCATTAGTTGCCAAAGGAAATTTAATTATTTTGGCTTTATCCGTAGCCACCGTCTCAGGGTCTTTGCCCAAGTTTCCTACTAAAATTACTTTTTGATACATATCTAATTATTTAATTAATTAATTATTTCGGCTCTATTGTATAATACGTTCCTGCATTGCGCACCAGCTTACCACCCCAAGCCAATAGGTTTGACTTGTCCTTATAGCGTGTAACTTTGTTGTATTTATGCAAATCGAAAAACTCTACATCACCAACTAAATCCGCATCACAAAGGTACTTGTAAATAGTATCTCGCATCTCCATCAATCCATCCACCCTCGTTATTATCTCTCCGCACATTTCCTCATCTCTTGGAATCTCTATCAATTTAACCCTATCCTGAATAGGAATGTCATATTCTATCTTATTGCCATACTCGTCTATCCTTGTACTTGTAAGGTAAAATAATAAAATTCCTTTTGGTAATTCCGTTGCCAACATTTGACATTGTAACTGCGCTAAATAATTCTTTGATACGCTCTCAAAGTTCTTAAAAAAACTATCTATCGTATATGGGCATTTAATGTCTATTACGCACTCTTCAGGTACTACCACGTCAGGAGTAGCGTATAGCTCGCCCTGTATGTGTATGGATTCGCTGGATTGATATTTGGCATTCTCCCAATTCGGCTTAACGCATAGGTTAAAAGCCTCCTCCTCGTTAAATATACCATGCTGCATAGCAATAGTAGTAATGTCTCTGCGCTCTCCGTTTATCAACTCCTCTGCCAACTCAAGTGCTTTAGACTGTGCTGACTTAGCTTTTAGTTCTTGCTTGGTAAATAAAGTACCGATGCTACTTGCACCGATACTTCCTAATGGTCTGCTCATCATTTTAATAGTATTTTCTTAGCCGTAAACAATGCCTTTACTTGCGGGTATTTCTTGATGTCATCTTCGCATTCCTTATATGCCGTCTTTAGCATTTCAAGGTTATCAACCGCCTCGAGCTTTAATCCTACCTTTTGGAATACATCCGCAGGTATGTTGTTGTCATCCTTCTTAAATGTCTCCGCTTGTTTAGACTGTTGAGCCTGTGCATTAGCTACCTCTTCATAACTTGCTACGGACTCGTCTAAAATTCCAAAACAAGCCAATGAGCGACCCCAAGCAGACGTTTCTGCATTTTCGATATGAGATGTCTTATTGATAAACGTGCTGCCCTTTACCTCCATCGCATGACCTACTGCTACTGCCACGCCATCTTTAATTACAGATGCTTTAAAGATAACCTCCGTTTCTGTAAGTGATACTATCTCGCTCACCAGTTGGAACTCAGGATACTTGCTCCTAAATTCTTTGATTCTCTCTGATACTGGAACGTAGTCAGTTCCCTTAATGTTAATTTTTTTCATCTTGAATGTTTTTTAGTTTGTTTAATAAATCCAATCCGCTAATAGTTGGGTCTTCTTGCACATACTTTAGACCGTCAATGAGTAATGATGTTAGCATTGACTTTTCTCCAAAGGCAATAGCTTCTTCTATCGTTTCTATCATGCTTAATTTTTTCATTTTGTCAGTTTTGATAACCCTATTATTCAGGGCATATAAAGTAAGTTAATATTTGTTCTTCAAGCTCTCCTTTAGGCTGACCCCAAACTTGAAACTCTACAAGGATTTTTCCATCCTCAGCAACTACGTCCTTTTCTCTAATCATTACATCATCCATATAGGCAAGGGCGTCCTCAACCATTTCCTCGTAACTGGGGTAATTTGAATAATTTTCTTTCATGTTATTTGTTTTTGTTTAGTTAATAATTAAATACCTTACAAATATAAATATTTATTTTAAATAAAAAAACACATTTATTAATTAAAAGCAAAAACCCCCACGAGCATACGCCCATAGGGGTTAAAAAATGATATGCAGATATTTTTTTTACAGTCCTTTGGTTAGGAATCGTCTTTGTTCGGTAGTTAATGAGCTTAACCGTGAACGTCCAATAGAGCCACAATCATTACATCTAAAAGTGTCGTATTCGTTCATATAAGTCCTATACGTTCCCTCCCAATGTATATCGTCTGACCCACACTTAGGACAGACATGGACATTATCCTCTACATAGAAGCCTATGTTTGGATGCCCCTTAATGTAAGGTCGTAGCTTTAAGTAGACCTCCTCTTGTATCTTTACGTCCTGTATGTTATAAGCCTCCATTTTATCTATCGCCTCCTGTTTACCCTCCATACAATCCCTCCATAACTCAAAACCTCCAGTTTCCATCTTACGCCCTACGCCTAAATACTTGGCTAAGTAGTCAAGGGAATGGCTGGGTAAGTCAAAAGCCGTCTTAGACGCCCTGTAAGTATCTATGTGTTCAAACGGTAACATTGGAGGCAAGTCATGCTTTAGCCTACGAGCATTTATTTGTCTTATGTCGAACTTTCTACTATTATGTCCTACTATTATGTCCGCCTCCTCAATTAAAGCGCACAGAGACGAAATAACACGCTTGTCATCCTCCCTCTTTATCTCATCAGGCGTTATCTTGTCTGCCATCACTTTGTCCTCAAAAAGCCACTTAGCTGACCAAGTTAGCATCATCCAGCTATCAGATATTAACTGATTCTTATAGCTTACATTCTGCTTCCATAACCTCCAAACGTAAGCCATCATAGGGCTTGTCTCTATATCGAAAATCAGAATTTTAGCAGGGGTGTATTTGTCATTCCTGCCAAGTATTTTATTCCTCGCTATCTCGTTGCACCTATCCTTATGGTCGTAGTAGTCTTTCTTCAAATGCCCAGTTTGAGCTCTGTTCTTGTCCCCGTTTTGTCCTTTGTAATACCTTATAACTCCTCGTATATTGTCAATAGATTTAAGAGTATCTTTATCTGAGTATAATTCAGGATTCTCTTTATTAATCTTCTTTGCTAATTCAAGGTTAGACATATTGGGATAAAGCCTCATATATGACTTAGCAATGCTTCCGATTTTTACTTCCAAAACATCATTTTTAATTAATAAAATATAGCGTCAAACGACCTAACTATTTTCTACTTGTAGCTTCTGTTGGCAAATCTGTGTTATTACCTCAATGACCTCTATTGCTTCTTCGGTAATAACTGCACTTTTGGTGCTAAGTATTTTATTGCACCCTTTCCTTATCCTCACTAATGCCTTGTCGTAAACGCTATTCTTTACAACTTCCATCATTAGATATTTTACGTTTTGGAACATAATTTATAGACTTGATGAAGCGTATAAGCTCTGAATTTATTTGATTCTTAGACTCCTCCAGTTTATTATTTTGTTCCTTTAATTCATCTATCCTTGCTTCGTATAGCTTTCTCTCATTGTCGAAACCACCCTTTTGCTCTTTACTCGTATTTTCTATCTGACCTCTAATATACCACAATAACTGCCCGACAAAGCCTATCAGCAATGCTACGCTTATGCCATCAGACATATCAACCCCACTTAGTAAGCTGATACTATCAGGCGGAAAAGTGAATGCAAGTATAGTGTCTATCATTACTTATTTCCTCTTCGGTCTTGCCACTATCTCAAAGCCTGACTTGAACTTGTAATCAATGACATTGCCCAAGCTATCCATGACTGGTATCTCTTTGTCCCAAAACTTTATATAATACTTTCTGTATTTTAATTCAAAGCAAGTAGAACACACATCAAAGGCAGGTTTCCAAACCACGTTTGTATCAGCCTCAGATAGCAAGAACGCCTTTCCTCTTCTCGTGAATTTCATCTCCGCAACATCTTCGTATAAATGCGAATGCTGAGACCTCGTGTACTTAGCAAATTGCTCACTATTAATAGCTTCTTTAATAGGCACTTCAAGAATAATAGTGCTATCCTGTTGTGCATTCATTGATAAGCAGAATGCAAATGCCATAAGTGTCATTATTGTTTTCATTGTATAATTATTGTTTTATTATATCATTTCCATAATTAATTTCTTCGTCAGGACATAGGAAATTACCACTTCCCTTTATTGTCTGTATTTGCTCCATAAAGGACTCTGAGACTGTCTCTAATAGCATCTCAAGTGCTTCCGCTACTTTGTCATCAGAACAGATGTCTACTGCGCTGAAATCAAGTTTAATGAAGCCTTGTCTGTTGTCATAAGATGTCTTTACTCGTATCATATTATTGTTTTAATATCCCATTAATCTAACTATTTCTAAAGAAGGTTCGTCTATAGTCATAGAACCTGAAGCGGTTGTTCTGTCAATTTCTAACGTCAAAACTTGTCCAGCAGTTAATTGCATATAAAATGTAGCTTCGTGACTCATATGGTCATCACCTTCATGTGCCAAATCATCACTTTCATCAATATTAACCGGAGTACCACCTATGGCTAAATAAACTACTCCTCTGACTCCTGCTCCTGACCCATACATAATTCCGCTAATGCTGATTTGATAATAACCTGTATTATCCACAGTAATGCTATAATTACTGGCGGTGACATCGTTCGTAGTGTTTATACTTATAATACTTTCGTCTAATACAACGAGGTCTGGTGTAGCGTCACTGTCTGTAGTTGTGTTATTTGAGTTAATCCTTCCTAACGCTCTCTCACTCCAAGTAACCTCACCATTTACCTCTAAATCACCATTCAACTCTGTATCTCCTACCACATCAAGTTCTGCACTTGGACTACCTTCAAATATTCCTACTTTATTGGCACTTGCATCTCCGAATATCATATAATCGAGTGTTCCATTAACCCTAAAATTATTAGATAAAATTTTACTTTCATTAAAAGTTACACCACT